ACAAGTGTATAATTAAGGTCACACCAGAGGTGCTTCTGACAGCATCAGCTGGTGCTTCTGTGGGGAGAAAACACTAGAGTAAACACTAGAGTAAACTTTATTTTCCAAGAGGGGTTGACTTTTGGTCTAAAATATGGTATAATATTAGTATAAGGTTTAAACATTTAAACACTACTAAAGAATCACCTAAAAGAGCCTAACTTAGATAACTCTTTAACAATCTTCACCTTAGTTATTGACCTAAAGTTAATCATTATAATGATAACATTAAATCAGTACCTTGGACACAAAGATTAATCATTATAGTTATTACATTAAGTCAACACCTTAAGACACCAAGGTGCACTTAAGTGCACTTAAGTTAGGCTCTCTTTTTGTTCATACGTCAGTATGGACGGCTATGTCAAAATAAAAGGAGTCCACCTAAGATGAGACCAGATGACAAACGAAGATACAACAAAGGCAACCCTAAGTTAAAGAAAGGGGTATGTCTAAATCCTAAAGGTAGACCAAAAGGTAGTGTCAATAAGTATACTGCTTTAAGTAGAGAGTTAATGTCTACTAAAGGTCCAGAGATTGTAGAGAAAGTCATTGAGATGGCACTAGAAGGTGATAGGACTTGTCTTAAGATGTGTATGGATAGAATCCTTCCTACCACTAAGGCAGTCTCTCTAACCAATGGTAACGAGAAAGGTGATGTCATTATTAACATTGGTGGTCTTAATGAGAAGGTCATTGAGGCAGAAGAACAAAAGCCACTAGAGTACGAAGAAGGTGTCATTATTGATGATACTAAACTAGATGAAAAGATAGTTAATATAAGTAGCATTAGTAGCGAAGAGAAGTAAGTAGAGTGGCTGAATTAAACGTAGAATTACATCCAGCACAGTTAGATATATTTAACTCTCCTGCTAGATTTAAGGTAGTATCAGCAGGTAGACGTTTCGGTAAGTCTAGGTTAGCTGCGTGGATACTTATCATTAAAGCCTTACAGTCTAAAGAGAAAGATGTGTGGTACATTGGTCCTACATTCCAACAGTCTAAAGAGATTATGTGGAATATGTTGAAGGAGCTACTACACGGTACAGATTTAATTGAACAGACTCACGAGAATACTGCTACTATTACTCTAAATAATGGTAGGAAGATTTCACTTAAAGGCTCAGATAGACCAGATACTTTACGTGGTGTTGGTTTGTCTTATGTAGTTCTGGATGAGTATGCTTCTATGAAGCCTGATGTGTGGGAGAAGATTATTAGACCTACACTGGCTGATGTAAAAGGTGGAGCATTATTCATCGGTACTCCTGAAGGTAAGAATCACTTCTATGACTTATGGGAGATGGCAGGGATAGAAGAGAATACTGAATGGGAACAGTTTCAGTATAACTCTACTGATAACCCTCTAATTGACCCAGAGGAGATTAAGGTAGCTAGAGAGACTATGTCTACCCAAGCCTTCAGACAAGAGTTTGAAGCTAGTTTCGTGTCATTTACTGGAGGTATCTTTAAGAGTGATTGGATTAAATATGATGAAGATGAACCTGAAGAAGGTAATTATGTCATTGCAGTCGACCCAGCTGGTTTTGAGAATGTGGAAAGAGAGAGGGGTATTAAATCCTCTAAACTTGATGAGACAGCTATCGCAGTGGTTAAGATTAATGGTGACCACTGGTGGGTCAAAAACATCCTCCACGGAAGATGGGACATCAAAGAAACAACAGACAAAATCCTTACGTCAGCAATTGAGAATGAAGCAACGATTGTCGGGATTGAGGCAGGGGCGCTCAAAAACGCAATAATGCCTTACCTCGAGGATAAGATGAGGGCAGAAGGAAGATGGGTACAGATAACAGATGTAACCCACGGTGGTAAAAAGAAAGTAGATAGAATTACTTGGTCCTTACAAGGACGATTAGAACACGGTAAAATTACATTTAATCCTGATAGTAATTACATCAGAGATTTAGAGACACAACTAATAGAGTTCCCCACAAAAGGAACACACGATGATATTATTGATGCATTAGCTTATATCGACCAAGTGTCAGTAGCTGACTTTATGCACACTATAGAAATTGAAGAGGACTGGGAACCATATGATGATATTGCAGGATACTAAATAATGAGTTATAATAACGAAAATGATTATCAAGCATTAGCTAGTTGGTTAGGTGGTAGACTAGATGAGTGGAGAACTCATAGAGACAACAACTACTTAACTAAGTGGGATGAATATTATCGTCTGTGGCGTGGCATTTGGGCTATGGAAGATAAGTCTAGAGAGTCAGAGAAGTCACGTCTAATCACCCCAGCACTTCAGCAAGCAGTAGAAGCATCAGTAGCTGAACTAGAAGAAGCTACCTTCGGTAGAGGCAAGTGGTTCGATATTAAAGATGATATGCTCGATAATAACAAGCAAGATGCTGAGTACGTCAGAAACTTACTACAAGAAGACTTAGAAGCTAGCAACGCTAAAGATGCCATCTGTGAAGTATTCCTTAATGGTGCAATCTACGGTACTGGTATCGCTAAGATTATTACTGAAGAGGTAGTAAAGAAGAAGCCAGCTGAAGTGCCTGTAGAAGGCACACTAACGTCAGTACGTCAATTAGAAGAAATATTGAATGTAGATGTAAGATTAGAAGCTATCTCACCTAAGGAGTTCTTAATTGACCCTGCGGCTAATAATATCACTGAAGCACTAGGAGTAGCTCACGAGGTCTATAAGCCACGTTATATTCTATCGGAAGGGATGGATAAGGGTGTCTATAGAAAAGTCGATATAGAAGGAGATACGGATGTCTCACACGTAGGTTTCGACCCTGAGTATCAGAGCAGAGACGCTAGTGACCAAATTAAGATTTGTGAGTATTGGGGTAAAGTACCAGCTAAGTTCCTAAACAAGAAGGAAAGCACAGATGACTTTGAGTACGATGCAGATGAATTAGTAGAGGCAGTAGTTACTATCGCTAATGACCAGTATGTCCTGCGTGCCGAAGAAAATCCATTTATGATGGAAGATAGACCTTTCGTAGCTTATCAGCACGATATTGTCCCTAATAAGTTCTGGGGAAGAGGCGTATGTGAGAAGGGATATAATCCTCAGAAAGCATTAGATGCAGAGATGAGAGCACGTATTGACTCTCTAGCACTAACGACTACACCTATGGTAGCTGCGGATGCAACTAGACTGCCTAGAGGTATGAAACTAGAAGTACGTCCAGGTAAGACTATCTTGACTAACGGCGACCCACGTAATGCTATTATGCCTCTTACATTAGGTCAAACAGATAATCACACATATCGGCAGACACAAGCCCTACAGAATATGATTCAGATGGGCACAGGTGCTACTGACACAGGAATGGCTGATAGAGCCACTGCAGGTGGTATGTCTATGATGCAGTCTGCTAGTATTAAGCGTCAGAAGCGTACGCTAATGAATTTCCAGAATACTTTCCTTATCCCTATGATTAATAAATCACTATGGAGAAAGATTCAGTTTGATGTAGACCGCTATCCAGTGGTTGATTATAAGTTTATACCTTACTCTACTATGGGTATTATGGCTAAAGAACTAGAGATGCAACAGATGGTCTCAATGCTTCAGTCAATTCCGAAAGACTCTCCAGCCTTTAACATCCTTCTATTGGCAGTCTTCCAGAACTCTAGTATCCATAATAGGGACCAAATTGTTAATGCCTTAATGCAAGGAATGCAACCTAATCCTCAACAACAACAGATGCAACAGATACATCATCAGTTAGAGATGGAACAGATGAAAGCTGATATTCAGAAGACTCTAGCTGAAGCACAGGATGAGATGGCTAGTGCTGCTAATAGAGGTGGTAAACAGCCTGACCAATTAGATATACAAGAGAGATTGATTAAGCTACAGAAAGAATTAGCTAATATCGATAAAGTTAAAGCAGATATACAGAGTACGCAGACAGATACTTTTAGAACAATTCCAGAGATGGAACACTTAAAGTCGGAGACAGCACTAAACTATGCAAACGCAAGAACAAACCAACAAGGAGTTCTACCACAATAGGTTAGACCTCTGTGAACACGATGGTTGGAGAGCTCTAATGAAAGAATTAGAGGAACTCAAAGACCTTACAAATAGATTGGATTCTATTGAATCTGAAAAAGACTTATGGTTCGCCAGAGGTCAGTTATCAGTCCTGAGACAGATGTTGTCTTTGGAGGACATAACTAAACGAGCGGCTGAAGAACTAGATTACGTCTAGCTCAGCCATAGTCTATATTTGATATAGACATTTTATAACTTCATAACCCATTATGGGCGGAGAAAACAATATGAGTAATATAGTAGTGGACGCTACAGATGCAGTTGTATCTGAGGCACAGAGTGAACAAGTAACAACACCAACAACAGACGAATCAGGAGTAGAGACACCTACAGAGACAGTACAAAACACTGAAACTGTCATCCCTGAAAAGTTTGCTGGTAAGTCACCTGAAGAAATAATTGATAGTTATCAGAACCTCGAAAAGGAACTTGGACGTAAAGCCCAAGAAGTTGGAGAGTTAAGAAAGTTATCGGATAGTTTCCTTCAAGCCCAGATTAATACAAATAAAGCACCTAAGGAGCAGAATCCACAGGAAGTCGAAACAGAAGCACCTGATTTCTTTGAAGACCCTAACTTAGCAGTTAACAAGGCTATCGAGAATCACCCGAAGTTTCGCGAGTTCCAACAGTTCCAACAACAGCAGTCACAGAATGCTGCTAGGGTTCAACTGGAACAGAGTCACCCAGACTTTACGAATGTAGTACAAGATGCTAAATTCCAAGACTGGGTAAAAGAGTCTCCTATCCGTACGCAGTTGTTTCAAGCAGCCGATGCTTATAACTTTGATGCAGCGAATGAACTTATTTCTACTTGGAAAGACCGTTCTATGATTAACAAGACACAAGAAGTTAATCAAGCAGCAGAAGAGGAAAGACAGGCAAAGCTTAAGTCAGCTACTACAGAATCTAGGAGCACTGTAGGCTCAACTGGAGGAGGTAAATCGTTTAGACGTGCAGACCTAATCCGAATGAAAATGGAAAACCCATCTAAGTATGAGTCTATGCAGGATGAAATCTATGCAGCTTATTCTGAAGGAAGGGTAAAATAATGCTATAACACACACATAAGGAGTTTATAAAATGGCAAATATGACTACAACTACGGTTGCTAACTTTATCCCAGAAATTTGGTCGGATGAAGTAGTGGCTACGTACAAATCTAACTTAGTTCTAGCTAACTTAGTTAAAAACTTAAACCACGCTGGTAAGAAAGGTGATACTATTCACTTACCTAACCCAGCACGTTCTGCAGCGAGCGCTAAAGCAGCTGGTTCAGACGTAACAGCAATCACTGATACTGCAGGTGATATCTCAGTAAGCATCGACCAACACTACGAGTGGTCTATGTACATTGAAGATATCGCTTCTCTACAGTCTATCAACTCTATGCGTAAGTTCTACACTGATGACGCTGGTTATGCACTAGCTAAGCAAGTAGATACTTCTCTCATTACTGATATGCGTACTAACGGTACTGGTGACATCGCTTCAATCACTAACTGGGATACTTCAATCCTACAAGGTATTGAGACTTTGAATGATAATGACGTTCCTATGAATGACCGTTCTATCATTGTTTCTCCATCGGCTTACACTGCATTGTTAGCTACTGACCGTTTCACTGAGCAACAGTTCATTGGTGATGGTAATGCTATCCGCACTGGTAAGGTTGGTCAAATCTACGGTGTAGATGTTTATGTATCTTCTAACGTTGGTACTGGTAATGATGAGAAAGCTGTTATGTTCCAAAAGGACGCTATCGTTCTTGCGACTCAACAGTCTGTTCGTACTCAGACTCAGTACAAGCAAGAGAAACTAGCTGACCTATTCACAGCTGACACTGTTTACGGTACTAAGGTGGTTCGTCCGTCTTCTATCGTAGAGATGCGTTCTACTGTATAAGTTAGTTTAAACCTAAGGGCTCCGCAAGGGGCTCTTTTATTAAACTAATTTCACTAGGAGGTGGTATGAAGTTATCTAAGAAGAGAAGATTGGCTCTAGCTGTTAAGGCTATGAGACGTAGATTAAAAAACCCATAAGGAGCATAGAATATGGCGATTGATAGAGGACACGGTATTGCGACATCAGCAGTATTAGCAGACAGTTACGACTTAGATGCTCTTATTGCTGATACTCAGGCAGCTAAGGTTGCAGCTGAGTTAGCAGAGAATAACGCTGAGACATCAGAAACTAACGCAGCAACTAGTGCAACTAACGCAGCCACTAGTGCCACTAATGCTGCTACTTCAGAGACTAACATTGCAGGAGCTGAAACTAATTGTGCTAATAGTGCAACAGCAGCGGCACTAAGTGAGACTAATGCAGCAGCTTCAGAGACAGCAGCAGGAACCTCAGAGACTAACGCTGCGACATCAGCCACTAATGCTTCTGCCTCTCAGACAGCAGCTGCGCTAAGCGAATATAACGCATCAGCTAGCGAGACCGCTGCAGCTTCGAGTGCTTCTTCAGCAAGCACTTCAGCTTCTACAGCTACAACACAAGCATCTAATGCTAGTACTTCAGCTACTAATGCTGCTTCAAGTGCTTCTGCAGCTAGTGCTTCAGAATCTGCAGCGGATACATCAGCTACTTCAGCTTCAGGTTCAGCAACTACTGCGACTAC